CAGGTGGGGCAGTATCCAGTGTCGATACGGCTAGGGGTTGGGGTGCTGGTGGTGCCTTTGTTATTATATACAATACTGCGGGCGGAAATTCGACCTATGCGTATCCAAATCCTAGCCCACCTAATGTATATACAAATCTACCTGGCTCAATGCTTAACTCTGGTGATTTGAGTTTGACACAAGCTATTACCAAAACAGGTTATTCGCCTACTGGAATTGATGCAGCAGTTAACAATTTGTTTAATTATTCTACACCTACTGCTCTTAATAGTTTGGTTACTTACAATACATTGGCAACTACACCGTCAATTTCTTACAATGCAATAAATTACGCAGTACCGTATAATCAAGCATTTAACTACCGTAGGAATACTGCCGACGATAGCACACAAACCACAGTAGTCAGTAGATACTTTGTTGCAAATAGTAGTAGTGTTGCATCTGTAACAATGCAACCATTGATAATTACCACAATGGTGCGCCCAGAATTTATGTTGGTTAATTCGGACAAACAATTCGTAGCCAGCAATGTTAATCCAACTAATTATCAAACTATACAACCGGTGACCGATGATAATGATCCTAGATTGGCCAGCATAAGAACGGGATATTTTGTCAAAGGACAAACTGGAACTAGTCCGTACGATCCGCAAAACACGTACTAATAGGTTTATTTTTTCACTCAATGAGTGTATAATTAAATACACTATGAAAATTGCTATAATAGATATAATTGGTTTACCATACGACGGCACTACTGTTTTTAACCAAGGACTGGGCGGCAGCGAAAGTGCTGTGACATTCATGGCATATGAATTGGCCCAAATTGGTTTTGATGTTACCGTATTCAATGCATGCGATCTTGACCATGCAAGGCCCGGCAACTATGGAGGAGTTACATATCGTCCAGTATCAGATTTAGCACAAGACCATTATTTTGACATAGTGGTTAGTAGCAGGACAGTGGTTCCGTTCACTGATCCTGCAGACTATCATAGATTAAATGATGGTAGGGCATTTCCATTGCAACCTTACAATCTCTACGATAGGATTTTATCCAAAGCTAAAATGCGGGTACTGTGGATGCACGATACATTTTGCCTAGGCGACACTCTAATAGAAGAATTAACTGTAGCCAATCGGATTACTGATGTTTTTGCACTCAGTGATTTCCACCTATCGTACATAACCAATTGCGATCACGGTCGCCGCCGCAACTTTGAAGTATTAAAACGTAAAATGTTTATTACTAGAAATGGCGCGTACTGCCATAACCCAAATGTTGATATTGCTGCTAAAGATCGAAACTTATTTGTCTACAATGCCAGCGTAACCAAAGGTATGATGCCATTGGTTAATCATATATGGCCTCGAGTTAAACAATTTATACCTGATGCACGACTCAAGGTCATTGGCGGCTATTATAGATTTAGTACAGCACATGAACCTGATGCGCAAGAGCAAGACTGGCGCCGCATGTCTGTTGATCCCGCCTACGCCGATCTAGGAATTGAATTCACTGGAGTTATACCACAAAAAGAAATTGCAGAGATTTTATCATCTGCTAACTTTATGATATATCCTGCGGCATTCCCGGAAACATTTGGTATATCTGCACTAGAATCTTTATTGTATAATACACCATTGATAACCTGCAGATTCGGTGCCCTGGAAGAAGTTGCGCTAGAAGGTGCTAGCTATCTATTAGATTATGCAATTGAACCCAATGGATTATTTCCAAATATTAATTTAGATCATCAGGTTGCGCTATTTGTTGCAATGACTGTGCAGGCATACAGCGATCCGTACCTACATCAACAAAAGCAATACTATTGCAATATTGTTAAACCTTACGTAGGGTGGAACACAGTTGCATTGCAGTGGAAGCAACATTTTTATAAGCAAACAGGTGCATACCTGTCTCGCGATGAATATGTAGCAGTGACAAAGATAAACAAACAAGTACATAAAATTTGGAATAGACGTTTTCAAAACACTGTTGAATTTGAAAGTTACAAATCTGGCAGCGAACAAGAAATAGTTGTAATTAGTACATTTTATAATTGCCAGGATTACATAGAGAGATGCATTGAAAGTGTAGCAGCACAAGACTACGACAACTATCGACATATACTTGTTGACGATTGCTCCACTGACAATACTGTAGATGTGGTAATTGCTGCAATTGATAGACTACCAGAATCTATTCGCAATCGATTTGATATTGTCTGCAATCAAGAACGCAAAGGTGCAGTATACAACCAAGTTGCAGCCATTAGAGAAATAGCTAACCCTGACACTATAGTAATGATCTTAGACGGTGACGATAGCTTGGTCAATGACAATACTATCTTCAGTTACTACAACTCAACATATGATGGCACTACAGAGTTTACCTATGGATCCTGCTGGAGTATGGTTGATAACATTCCACTGATTAGCCAACCGTATCCTGAAGTAATTAAACAAGCTCGAGCATATAGACAACACCAATTCAATTGGATCTTACCTTATACACATCTTAGAACATTTAAACAACGCTTAATTAAAGATATACCCGATGCAAATTTTCAAGACGCCGACGGTAACTGGTTTAGAGCTGGCGGCGACGGATCTACATTCTATAGTCTAATAGAAGCAGCAGATCCAACGCAGGTAAAATGTCTACAGCAGGTGGTTTATAACTATAACGATGCTAGCCCTCTGAATGACTATAAGGTTAACAGTAGTGAACAAACTCGTAATGCACTAACAATTTCTGGGCGTAAACAAGTTGAAAAATATTCAGTAGTGGTGCCCACAATGTGGCGTGTAGCAGACCAATTTGTAGGCTTTGTGCAGGCACTGTGTAATCATCCATCTGTCGGAGAAGTTGTTATCATCAATAACGATAATACCCGCACTCCGGTGCTACCAAATAATGATAAAATAAAGTTGCACGACTTTGGTAGAAACATTTATGTAAACCCAGCCTGGAACTATGGCGTTGAAGTAAGCGAATTTGATCGCATATGTATCGTCAATGATGATGTGGTGTTTGACACAGCAGTTTTTGAAAAACTGCAATCTTTACTGACACCCACTGCTGGGGTATTTGGTCTATGTCCTGGTGTGACTAACATTGACAATAATCCTGCATTCGACCAACCGCCTATTACCACTGGCTCTATAGATATTGTGCCATGGACTGGCCAACATACATATGGTTTTGGCTGTTTGATGTTTGTACACAAACAATCGTGGACACCAATTCCACAAGGACTTGATATTTACTTTGGTGATAATTTTATCTTTGACAAAATGTTGGCAGATAATAAAAAAAATTATATTGTCACCAACATGAATTTTTATTCGCAATTTGCAGCTACTACATCCGATGGATCTATTACTGCTGGATTCTTGGACAAAGAACGTCCAGTGTTTGATGAAATTAAAAGAACAATGTTTACACCTACCCCAATTGAAACACCCGTGGTTATAAAAAAGAAAACAATATTAATAGCAATACCCACTGCTAGGAACATAGAACCTGAAACTTTTAAAAGCATCTACGATTTAATCATTCCAGATGGATTTGAAGTTACTTTCCAATATTTTTATGGATACAATGTTGACCAAGTTAGGAATCTAATTGCCGATTGGGTAATAAATGGGTTTGATTATTTGTTCAGTGTAGACAGCGACATATCGTTTCCTCCGGACACACTACAAAAACTTTTGGCACACAACCGGGATCTAGTGTCTGGATTATACATACAAAGAATACCTGGGCGGCACCAGCTTGAAGTTTATAAGCATAACGGCAATAGCGGCCAAGTTAATATTCCGTATGAAGAAATAAAAGGAGCAGGCCTAGTAGAAATTGCCGCCTGCGGATTTGGTTGTGTGTTGGTCAAGACACAAGTATTCAAGGCTATTCCTTACCCGCATTTTGTATACCATTCGGCAATTAATCATGCCAATACTGTTAGTGAAGATGTAGATTTTTGCAGGAAAGCTGTTGACAGGGGATTTACTCTATGGGCAGATACTTCAATACAGTGCAAACATACCGGTAGCTATGTATTTGAAATTGACAATTCCATTGTAGCTAATTTGGTTGACAAGGAGCAAAAGAGATTACGTGACCTTGGCGCACAAAGATTGTTGCCCTGGCCGCATTTAGAATATCTAACAAAATTACGTGATTCTGGTTACCAACCTCGTGTAATATACGACATAGGTGCATGTGTGTTGCATTGGACTAGCGAAGTATCTGCTCTATGGCCCAATGCCGAATTTATTGCCTTTGAAGCCATGGACGCTGCTGAATTCTTATACAAAGAGCGCGGCATGCGTTATCATATGGGTGTATTAAGCAGTGTTGACGGTGCTACTGTGAACTTTTATCAAAACAATGAACATCCCGGCGGCAACAGTTATTATTTAGAAAATGCGGAAGTTAACTCAGAGGCACCTGCGTATTTTAATGAATCACATCGTAGAAGTTTAAAAACACATACATTGGATACTGTTGTGTTTAACAAAGGGTTTCCTTTGCCCGACTTAGTTAAAATGGATGTGCAAGGTGCTGAGCTAGATGTACTCATGGGTGCATCGTCGGTCTTGGTAACAGCTAAACACGTGATACTGGAATTGCAACAAGTAGAGTACAACAAAGGCGCGCCAATGAATACAGTTGTAATTGACTACATGAATCAAATTGGATTTGATTGCCTAGGCATGTTCCATAATGCTGGCCCAGATGGTGACTATCACTTTGTAAGAAGAACTTAACAGTTTAGTTGTGCAATTTGAATTTTTCTATAGACTTCATCAGAATTGAATGTGCGATACACACCTGGATGCAATGGCTTTGGAACAGCAGTCAGTGGCAACCAGGCGTAACCTAGGTGTTCGTTGTTTAACTCTGGTACAAATTCGCAATCAACTGCAATAAAAAATGTGTGATAAATGAAACGTTCGTTGTTGCTGGTAAACATTTCAATTGGAACAAACTTAGGAGCAACAATACTGCCGCCGAGTTCTTCTTTTATTTCTCTCATTAATGCCTGTGCAGCATTTTCTCCAGCATCGACCTTGCCTCCTGCAAGTCCCCAGGTTAACGGCCAACTGCCCGACGATCTAAGTAAGAATAGATATCGTTGACTACTCTTGGCGTATATTAATGCGCCAACTCCTTCAGTTACGCATATGGAACGAAACTCCATGCCCCTTCGCCGTATCTTCCCTCTACCGATTTGGTCCATTGTTGATTTTTCCATTTGTATTGAGTCCCTGTTGTAGAATTAGTAACGTATTCTACAGTATGATCCACTGTGCTGTCAAAAGATACTTTCCAGTAGCCGGCATTGCCATCAAATTCAATAATATCGTTTGCCTTAGCAATTAATAATGGCAGACCGGGTCTATTCCATACTATAGCACCTTCTTCATCAGTTAAGTTACCAATATCACCTAGTATTAAAAATCTTGTCCCGCCGGTTGGATTTAATAGAGTATTGTCGACAACAACATTTGCAGGATTGATAATAGCATCAACTGCAGGTAATGTATTAACAGGCAATGTATCATTGATTGGAGAAAACAACAATAAATTGTCCTCAGTTGGATGATAAGAAACTGTACCTACTATTTCAATGTCGTCTTGCATTAATCTAACCTGGCTAATACCATTGGTTAACTCTCCAAAATCTTCAATTAATGTGCGCCATGAATATGCTTGTCCCAATGCCTGCCCGTCGGGGCTAAACGGCTGTTCTTGTCCCGACACAAACAGTTGTAGTGTATTTCCTAGATAAATTAAATTGCAGCCGCCAGGCGTGTATACATGGCGAGCCATCAACCCGCCCTCGTCAAATTGATTGAGTTCGTGATCAATACTAGTGGCATCCCAGATGCTGGCAATAAAACGCTGTATGACCCCCATACGTTTAACTTTGGCAGGAGCACTAATCCAAATTGGCAATTCAAACGTCATTGTAGCAATATCAATTGGTTCTTCGGTACCCATTGGAATTGTTCTGCTACTAAAATTGGTATCAGTTAAGGTAATGTAAGTTAAACTAGTCCAGTCAACATAGTTGTCTGAACTTTGTATTTCCAAACTAGGATTAAACAGTACAGCTATTTGTTCAAACAGTTGCAATTTTTGTTCAGTATTAGTAGTCCAAATATCGCATTTAAGAGTTAACAAGTAAGGTACAGGCATTAATCTTTCTACAGTTATCATGTCGCCTGAATTTTCTGTAAAATTGCCATCATAGTCGACTCCACGCTCTCTAACCTGCACTTTGCTAACATGGAATGGTTCTTGTAATCTTTTTTGATCGTATCGTAAGCCGCTGATGTAAATGGACATGGCAGGAACACTAGCCATACTATTTTCGCTGTTGTTGCGTAAAATAGTTGCGGCTTGTCTACTACTGTCTCCATAGTAAATAGGCACACGCAGTAAAGTTTTATTACCGTTACGGTCCTTACCAAGTTCAACTTGGAAATTGCTCAGCATTCTAATAAATTGCTGTAAGAATCTTCGAATCTGACCTGAATAGAAAAATGAGTTCATATGTATATCTTATGGGAACGGCGACTTATAATCGGCCTGCGGTCTAAGCACTTCGTTTAAGTTTTGTTTTTCTTTTTGCACATTGCGATTATCGTCGATAAATGTATTTGAGTTGTTAATGAAACTATTTCTTAATGTTGAATTTGTATCTGCATTGTTGGTAATATTTGTACGCACAGCATCTTCAATTTTAAGCCAGCGTTTACCGTCGTATCTAAATAGTCTATTGGGCAAATAATCCAATCTTAAACAATAGTCGCCTGTGGCAGGAGTACTAGGAAAACTAATCCCCTGGGATACAGGAAGCCCATTGGGTGCCAGGCCGTCACCAGTTAAATATCCTTTAGTACTAAAATCAGGACTAGCACCGTCTTTTTTAGTATGATAAATGTGCTTGGTGTCGTACCCACTCTTAGGTACATCAATTTCTGCTTGGTCAATAATTGCCTGATTGATGTTTATATATTTGTCGTATGTACTTAATATATCTTTAATAGGTGTGGGATCGGTATCACTAACTGTGATATTATTTAGAATATCTTTATACTCCTGACTGTCCACTAATGGATTAATTTTGCAACGCCATAAATGTGGCCACCATGTTGGACTAAACCCTTCACTGGCACGGCTAGTATCTCCAACTACGAAGAAACGTTTTAATGCAGCAGGCAAATCTGGATTTAATGTTTCATAATCCACAAGATGCATGAGTTCTAATACATCGCCATTCATTAATTTGCGACCTAATATTGATATCATGTCGTTAATATGAAACGTCATAAACAAGGTACCAGTTTGCAAGAATAATCCAAATTGGCTTAGATCAAAGTCATTGTCTGACACTTGATAATGTCCGCGCATGGTATAAACACTAGTATCGTATTTTCGATCTCTATTCTCTAGGAATAATAAATCTTGTATATTTTGTTCGCTTTGATTTGTATAATGTGGTTTAGTTGGATCGGTACTTTCGCCCTGATCCAGTGGACCGAGATACTTATGTATTAAAATACCTGTACCGCCGATGGTAAACATTTCTGAGATTCTGCGATCAAAGAACTTATAATCTGCAGAATGTCTGCCGTCTTTCCATAAACTTAATCTTGGCACAATATATCTCCAATGCTATTAACTATTTATGGATTTATTTAAGTTTGATTTTTATAAATAAATTTGCTAAAATGGCTCAGATTTTGCTTGACAAGTGGGCCCAAACCTGCTAAAATAACGGCTTAACTAGCAAAACGGAGTAAATCTATGGCAACAGTAGCTGGCGTTAAAATTAAAACTAAAGTACACAAAACCCGTAATCCTTTGTTTGTTGATGAAAAATACACAGGCGGCGAGCCCCAATGGGATACCAATCGTGCAGAGGAATTCTCCGACGAGGAGTTTGATCACCACTTGCGTCAGAGCTTTTACTATTACAATTACTACTACAATCAAAAGGATTGTAAGAAGTATGTAGTAGAATGGATGAAGTCCACCGGTGACTTTGACAAAGATCAAATTAAGAGTTTCGAACGTGCAGGTGATAAGTGGTTGCCAATGACAGCCTGTAGTCTAGTAATGGCTAACCGCATTGGCATGCCCCTACGTGCTCGCCATATTCAGTTCTTACACAAGAGCATCGGCAACGTTATTGCTCGAAGTGATCTAGATCCAGCAGAAGAAGTGGCAGTAGTAATCAAGGGCGGCGAAGTATATCGTCCCACAATACAAGATCGTCTAAACGAAAAAACATCTGAGGTAATTGGAGAAATTGAAGGTGCATTTGATGATGTTGTAACTAACGTCAAATCAGATTTTAAACCCTACGACTTTTTAACAGTTAACAAAGTGCCGCAAAGCCAATTGGGCAAGTATCAAGCGGTGTTTGACGCACATCGTGACGAACTAGCCCGTGCTCAATCTAAAGATGACGAGCAGTTAGTTGAGGGCTACAAGTTTCTTAAGGCAGCAGACTTTCGACGTATCCTTACTTGGATTGATGCATTGCTAGCAGCTATTGAGCAATATCGTGACGTTAAAAAAGCAACTAAAAAGGCGGCTGTTCGTAAGGCACCTAGTAAAGAAAAACTAGTAGCCAAACTTAAATACGCTAAAGAAGATAAGGCTCTTAAAATTGTTAGCATTAATCCTGCTACTATAATTGGTGCAGCAGAGTTATGGGTTTATAATCCTAAAACACGCAAGCTAGGCAAATACGTAGCGTCAAGCTATCAGACATTGTCTATTAAAGGATCCACTATTATGGGATTTGATTTAGATAAGAGTGTATCTAAAACATTGCGTAAACCTGCAGAGCAGTTAGCTGATTTTGCTAAAGCAGGCAAGGTTGTGCTGCGTACTTTTATCAAAGACATTAAAGCAGTTGAAGTCAAGCTCAATGGGCGCATTAACAGTGATGTCTTACTACTTAAAGTAGCCTAGAGTTAGGTATCTGTTGCTAAGTATATGGCTAAATACTTAGCAACAGAATAGGAACTTATTTAAATGGCCACACTTAAACCCGGATTAGATCCAATAACCCAATCAATTAGTGCTGACAGCCTAGGGGGGCCCGGTCCTATTGCGTTTGACCCGACAGTATTACCGCCCATTGATTCAAGAAGAAATGACATAATTGATTATGCACGTCTTAGATTAGCAGATGGCATTGTTGATGTTGAACTTGATCAAGAGCATTATTTGATGGCCATCAAACAGGCACTGGTAAAGTATCGTCAACGAGCACAAAACTCAGTTGAGGAAAGTTATGTATTTTTAAATCTGTTGCCTGAGACACAAGAATATATTTTACCTACTGAAATTATCACAGTTAAGCAGATATTTCGTAGAGGCATCGGCAGCGTAACAGGAACCACAGCTAGCCAATTTGAACCATTTGCCAGTGGTTATTTAAACACCTATATGTTGCAGTCGGGGAGAGTTGGTGGCCTGGCCAATTACGAATTGTTTGCGCAATACCAAGAGCAATCGATGAAGATGTTTGGCGGTTACATGAATTTTACTTGGAATCCTGCTACTAGAAAACTAACAGTACACCGCAAAATACCTGCTGTTGGCCACACTTACGTCAGACTGACATCTATAACAGCCAATGCTCAAACTGTTGGCAGTACAATAACTATTGTCACAGAAGATGCGTGGAATGTACAGCCCGGGGATAATATAACGATCTCTAATTGCAAAGTGGTTGGATACAATGGATACTATTTAATTCAAACAGTCAATGGATTGAGCAACACTATTACTATTACCAGCACAAATCAATTACAGGCAACATCGGTTACTGCATATGACCTGCGCAGTACACAAGTTTCAAGCCCAAAAACTGACATGCCAGCTGAGTCTGTGCTGTTACACACTTACAATTATAAGCCAGACGCTATGTTGTTAAACGATCATTTGATCTTTCCGTGGCTACAAGACTATGCGTATAGTTTTGCCAAAAGAATACTAGGCGAAGCACGTAGCAAGTTTGCACAAATTGCAGGGCCGCAAGGAGGCACTACATTAAATGGAGATTCACTAAAGTCCGAAGCACTGGCAGAAATGGAACAGTTAGAAAACGATCTTAAGAACTACGTAGATGGCTCGCAACCATTAACTTGGATAATTGGATAAATAGTTTACTATGAAAATTAAAGATATTATTTTTGAAAGTGGCGGAATGCACCCTATGCCCGTTGAGCACGAATCTGCAATTCAAAATGCAGTTACCTTTCCGGGACAAAATATGAGTACTGGCTCTGCTTACAAAAACTATAGATTTGGAATTGCACTGGCAGGCGCCCCAGATTATCCCACCAAAGCTGACAATTACATTGCAGGCGATCCGTTACTAGCCCCTTATACCAAAGAAGAATTAGATATGATCAATGCCGCTGCTGCACAAGTTGGTGACGGCAGCAAGCAAACTTGGAGTAGTAAAAGAAGCGAAGAAGTGCCCGGGGTATATAGAGTTAGCCCAACTGCAAAAATCAAAAAAAATCAGTACGGCGTTTAATACGTTGACATTGATCTAGTGCTATGCTAAAATGCCCTTAGAGGGCATTTTTTATGATCATTGGTATATGTGGATTCATCGGATCTGGCAAAGACACAGCAGCAGACTATCTGGTAAACTTTTATGAGTTTCGCCGCGAAAGTTTTGCTAGCACTCTAAAGGATGCAATAAGTGCTATCTTTGGCTGGGACAGAGAATTACTTGAAGGTCGCACTAAACAAGCACGTGAATGGCGTGAACAGCGAGACGAATGGTGGAGCAATCGTTTAGGCATGGATATTACTCCACGTTGGATACTA